CTAAATTCAAGAGCACCTACCCACTCTCTTGGTGACAGTCCCATACATACATTCCAGTATGAGCCTTTATCTGCTTGTATCTTTACAGCTACAATATACTTTTGTTCCCATAGTCTTTGTGCTTCATCTAGTACTATTATTTTGTTTTCCATTGTTTATTTCCTTTATTGTTATTCTTTATTATTAGCTATAGTAGTAATTACTATAGAACCTTTAAGTATCTTTAAGTATCTTTAAGTATCTCTATATAGTTATATACAGAGAGCCTCAGAGTGTTTATTCTAATATGTCAGCTCTTCAGTTACTTTTAAGTTTCAGTAACTTATTACATACCCACTCTATACCTTTTACTATAATGTTATTACTAACATCACTAGACACACCATTGACTGTAGATGTTGTAGGCTCTTTACAGATACTCCAGTAGTACTGATGGCTAAAAGAGTATTTTCTAGTTCTCCGTGGGTTACTTATAATTTGCTCACCATCACTATTTAAACATACAGTATGTCCGTGTATGTTTTGTAATGTATAACCATCGGCTAGTAACTGTTCGCATTGTGCCTTTGTTTTCAGTTTGTTTTGCTTCATTATTTTCCTTTTGTTATTCTTTATATAGCTCTAAATGAGCTTTTAAGGTACCTACAAGCCCTTTTAAGAGCTTAGAGGTATAAAGTGTTATCTATTTATCTAAAAGCTTTTGAGAGGCTTCTATGATGGCTTTTAGTTGTTCATCTGAAAGTTTACTTAAAGCACCTTTGATAGCTTCAAAACCTAACGATAGGTCATCTTCTTCACCTTTAATGCCATTTTCTTGCTTAATTTTAGTTAAAACATCTTTGATATTGTTGTTGTAGGCTACTTTCTTATCATCTTTAGCTATTGCTTCATCTATTTGAGCCTTGATGTCCTTAAAGTTTCCTTCAATATCTTTCTCATTTTTAGATACAAACTCTAAAAGCTTAACGATACCCTCAATATTATAGAAGTATAGCTTATATTCACCCTCTTGGTCTTTATAAGGTACTTTGAAAGTGTTATATTCACTTGCTATACCTATAATCTTTTTAAGACGACTTACAAAAGCTGTTTGTAACATATCAGGACTAAATATAGCCTTGAACTCTTTAATTAGATTACTTTTAATTGTAGCTTTTTTGATGCCACTGTTTATCTTGAAGTAATCTAAAGCTACTTCAAAAACCTTTAGGCTACTACTATCAGCCTTATTATATACCTTAAAGTAATCTTTTATTACTTCCTTTTGCTCTGTTGTTATTGTAACTGTTGTACTCATAACTTACTCCCTTATTTTCATTAATTTATTGGCTTAAAGCAACTAACTGCCCACTATCCTAATGGACACTATAATAGCTTTTAATATAGTATAAAATTGTTTAACACCTTTATATCGTTGGAATTTTGACTATTATCCTATTGTCTAAAGTTCAGCCCATAGTCGGTGATGGAAGATACAACAATACACTCACTCAACCCTTTAAAGGCACTCTATAAGTCTTTCATTTGCTACACTACTAAATCTTATATAGTATTGTATCTATTTTACTGTAATAATTTAAAGAACACTTACCTATTAAACTTAAAGAAGTCTTAAAGCACCTTAGTTTATCTTAAATGAAACTTAAAGGTAGCTTAATCATATTTTTATTATGGTATAATCCTTATAATTACTATATCAAGTGGTAAGCAGTTTATCCACTATTTAACTTTAAACATTTGGCTACTCTTAATGAGAGCTTAAAGTGCTTGTTATTTATAGTAAAGTGTAGTATTATATCTTTTATTATATACTAATCTTTATATCTAATAATAGTAAAGAACATTAATTTTGTGTGAGCTTTAAAACTCATACCGAAAGTATAACATAAAGTTTCTTAAAGTAACCTTAACTAAACTTTCAAATTATCCTTAAAACTCTTAAAGATAATTATAAATGAATTGTATCACAATAAGGCTTAAAGATAACTTAAAGATTTTATATTCTTAAACGGTAGGCGAGAAGCACACAAGACCAGTCTTTAAGAAAACTTTAAGAATTACATCATTTAAAAGTGTAACTCAAAACATAGTGAAAGTATAGCATAAGAAACTTAAAGTAACATTAAACTAACTAACGATAATTAAAATAACATATCAAGTGTAAGAGTTAAAACCCTTAACAAATTGATAAGAGAAGTATAGCACTAACTAGCTTAAAGATAACTTAAAATGGCTTAGAGATTATAAAGAATATTAAAATAGTTAGAGTACCTTAATGTATAATGTATCGCACACACACACACACACACACGAATAACTAAAGTTTCCTTAAGATACCCTTAAATCGCTCGAGTGGCTTAGAGATTTCTTTAGACTGTGTAGATTAGTAACATTATTAAGGTATAGTGTGATAGTAATGGATAAAGATTATCCTTTAGTAGAACAAATAGCACCCTATAGATACACTGAGTAACTATGAGATGCTTGATTAGTAGGTGTTGATAGTAGTTATCGTTAGCACTTACCTGAAGATACCTGAAGGAACTTGCAGATACCTGAAGATACCTGAAGACCCTATGGGGGACTTCGAGGCTCTGTGATTGTGATGATACCCCTTGGAATTTCTAAGGTATTTTTGAAACACCTTAAAGAACCCTAGAGATACCTTCACCATCTGTTGGTAGTGGTAGTAGGTAGTGGCTGTAAGATGCTCTAAGCAATCCTAACAGCGATACAAGAACCTTGTAGACACTTAAGGACGCTAAGTACCTTAGGTATCCTTAAGAGTTATATACAAGACTCTTGTAATATTCTTTTAAGTATCCTTAAAGCTAAAGATACTTTATGTTTGTTTTTCATTTAGTTTTGGTTATCCAGCTCCCAAGCAAAAGACACTATACAAGGGGATACGACTTGCTCAAGGTAACTACTAGAGAGGTGCTGACCCTACCAGGCATACCATAACGGTAAGTATCCTGAGTGTAATCCTCTAGCTGTAACATTGTATAGTGTCTTACCTAGCGATTATCATAGTGTAACCTTCGGAGGCAAGAAGGCTACACTATAACAACTTATAGGTTAAGATGCTTGGGGTGGAATGTAAATATACTTTATGCTTTGTTATCATTTTAGTATGGCTCTATCCTATTATGTCCACTCTAATTACAAAAACCTCTATGAGACCCTTAACCAAGGGCTCTAGAGACGATTTAACTAAATGCCTTGAGACCTCGTAGAGTCTTGGAGGTTTTAGAGCTACCATTGCGATTATATAGAGGGTTATTCTTGAAACCTTTAGTAAATTCCTTTAACTGTTTATCTAACTGTCGTTCCCTATACTTATCGAGAGCCTTATCAAGGTTCTGTTCGAGTACATCCCGTTCCAACCAATAACTAACACCTAACGCTAATACATCCAGTCTATCATCGTGTCGTAATGATTGTCTATCCCTAGTTATATGTGAGAGTTGAAACATCAAACTATACATCATATTGTTAGGGTCTTTAAGAGCTGTTGTAATATCAGTAGCAACAGAGCTATAGTTAAATACCAATCTATGTTGGTTCATTATAGGTTCTAGGGTATCTATAATCCTAACCTCTTTTTGTATTGATACTTTTACCTCTTCTATATTACAAGGGTAGATACTATTCAATATAGGTGCTAGTAATGAACTAAACATACCATCACCAAAGTTAGCTTCAACATATACATCATTTACTTTGTATCTCTTAGCTATCTTTGATAGTTCCATAAGGTTTCTCTCGTTGTAACCGCCTCTTATACCACCAAAGTCCAATACATAAAGCCTACCCAATAGATGTGCTATTACAACCCATCCCATTTCATCTGTACCTGTACCAGCAGGGTCAATAGCTAGTACAACTCCTTCGTACTTCTTTAGGTCATCTGAGATTGTACCTGGTCTATGTAGCTTATCACCTCTAAAACCTACATTAGGTATCTCAGAGATTTCTTTGGAAGCTTCACTACTCCAAGTGATACTTGCAGGACCTTCAAAACTATCAAGGTCTGTTACGATTAAGTCCTTCTGTTTTAAAGGGTACTTCTCAGCATCACTTAAGGTTGTGTCTAACATAAATTGTAATTTAAACCCTGACCTACCATAACGGTTTTCCCTCATTATAAGGTCTTCTTCAGTAAATCTAGGTTCAGTAGGTGTCCCAATGATGCTAGGGTCTTTAGCCATAGCTTCAACTATATAAGGAGCTAAACATCCTTCATATATTGTAATCTCCTCAGGATATCTTGCTGGGAATATACGAGTTACATAACCATCTTCTCTAAATCCATTGTAAATAGACTGGGCACTTTGCGGGGTTCCCAATACCAATATCTGAGCATTATCTGTAGTAGACAACACAGCCTCGAACTCCGCAGTCTGCTGTCTTAATTGTTCTCTACGCATTTCTGTAGCACTGTTATTTTGCCCTTCAACATCATCAGATATTAGTAAAGTAGCTCTGTTACCTTGTAACTGACTTGTAATACCAAGAGTTCTTAGTGAAGGTTGTACAGCAACATTACATCCATTTACATCAAAGCTAGTATTACTTGTACGATGTCCTTTACTCATATCAGGCTTAAGGTGTTGTAATATAGGCATAGTCTCTATAAGTTTTCGTATAAATATACCTATATTGTCTGAATGTCCTCCAGATTGTGATACTATTAATATCTTTTCCTCAGGGTCTCTTAATAAACGCCAAGCAGCGTACGCACCAGTTACCCAAGTTTTACCTGCACCCCTTAAAGCCTGTAGTACAGACCGTGGGTAACCTTCCTGTAGGAAGTCAGCCATATGATACTGTAATACACTAGGCTCTGGAAGTCTTAAATGCTTCCAAGTTATTTTTAAGAAAACTTTAAAGTCCTCAAGTGCCATTAAATCTAACTTACTATTATCCATAATAACAACTCCCTTCTAAATACTCAGCAGCATTTCTAAGAACAGTAGGATTATCATTTAACATTCCTATACCCATATTACACTTCTGACATAATAAACCTCTAACAGTCCCTGTCTTATGACAGTGGTCTGTATGTATAGAGTTACTTGCTACTGCTTTACCACAAATCTTACAACAACCTTGCTGCTCTAAATACATAGCATCCCAAGCTTCTTTATCTATACCATATCTTCTTTTACGCTGTGCTGCTGTTTTCTTACCTTGTTCTCTATATTTCTTTTCAGCTTTAACTGTTTGTAATTTTCTTTTAGCTCTCCACTCTGGGTCTTTTATCTTTCTATGGTATCTCTCAAGTGTTTCCTTATTATGACACACTTTACATACTATTTTGTTCTTTAAAGGTCTTTTCCACATAGAAGCGTGAAAACCCTCTTTATCCTTTTTTATGTTACATTTAGAACATACTCTTTTAGCTATATCCATATTACCTCCTCTATCTTGTAATTGTCTCTGGGACGCCTCAAGGCTCTTTAAGCCTTCAGGTAACCCAAACTATACCTAGAAAGACTTTTAGCCTCCTAGGTACCTTAAAATGCGTTTAAGCACCTAAAGCTATCATATCATCAACTGATAGCTTCTCTTGTTGTCTGTTTGGCATCTTTAAATGCTCTTTTATTGCTGTTCCTAATGAGTCACTACTATCGTCATTCATTAGGTCAGCTGTAATATCATTGTCTTTTAGGAACTTTATAGCATTAGCTAGGACTTTAGGGTCATCTAAGTTTTCCTTAAGTACCTTAGCTACTGCATCGTGAAGTTCGTTAAGACTCTCTAAACTTGCTTTTGCCATATTAATCTCCTGTTACATTATTAACTTCGTATAGATGTTGTAATGTTTTAACCATTTTAAGCCCATATAAGTTTATCTCAGGCTCACCTTTAAGTATTCTCTGTGTATCACTTAATGTTACACCTCCTAGATTTTGTCTATAACCTCCTAGAGACTCTCCTGTAGTTAATTGACTAGCTAGATTACCTATTGAAGATAAACCACCTGTAGGTGTTAATGTGAATAAAACATCCTGTAATAGTTTTAATCTATCTTCATCAGTATCTAAACTGTTATATCTTTTATCTTTACCAGTAAATGTAGAGTTAAGAGCATCTTTAGCCATTAGTACTTGACTCCACATAGCTGCATTTAGAGCTACTGCTATAGCTTGTTGAGCATCTGCTGTAGCAATACCATTTAAAAGTAAAGCTTCATAAGATGCTATAGGAAATCTCATAAACTTAAATAAACTATTGTTTAATGTCCTAGACATCTGACTTGTACCTTCAGACATTATTCTAGGTAGATTAAAACCGTCTGGATGTATTATACTATTATGTACTATATTTAGTTTAGCTCTATCGAACCTATCCAGTAATTCCTCAGATAAGTTAGCTCTTTTAAAGCCTGTAAACTTACCTTTAGTATATAAAGACTCTTTAATAATATTTAAGTCATCTATAGATATACCATTTTGATTTAATCTTCTTAGATTTGCTTTACTAAGTTTACCACTCATAGCTTGTTGTATTATCCATTTAGTACCTGCTAGTTCACTTGCAGCTTTACCCCAATCTGTCAGGAATGTTAATCCAGAAGCTTGTGCCATTTTATGTGTTATTGTATCACCAAAAGCTTGTACTTTATGTTGAATACCTAAATCCCCTTCAACATCCATACGATTTACATCAGCTCCAAATTTATGATTACCTACTTCTCGTAGAATACTCATCTCTAGAATATCACTATCAGTTAAAGTTCCTTTATAAGCCTTCATAACTCCTTTGAATGAAGGTATTAAACTACCCATAGTATTTATAAAACCAGTGTTAGCTACAACAGAAGTTACCTCAGTTAACGCTGGAATACCAAAGCCCATAGTGTGCATTATACTTGATAGTGTAGAGGCACCGTGCAGTAACTTCTCCCAATCTTCTTCGTATCTTGGAGACTCTCTGAAACCAGCTATAGTATCTATAATAGCATTAAGGTCTTTAAGTTCTTTCTCCTCGTTAACACCTGCTGCTTTTAGCCTATCTACTATCTCAGATTTATGTTCAATACCTAGGAATTTCTTTAATCCAAACTTACCACCCATAGCCCTTGAATAAGTTAACATATTTAATATTGTGTTTTCATCCTGTAATACAGCCATATCATCTGCGTATATATGGATTGTTCTCTTACTACCACT